CTGCCGTCAGTCTTTAAAACTTCATTTGCACTTCCATCTGTGTTTGGAAGCGTCAAAGTGTAAGAAGCTCCTGCGGAGTGGGGCGGTCCCTTAATTACAATGCCATGAGTGTTCTGCTCACAGTTTAAAACAAACTGACCAGCACCCTTGTCAGAGTTGCCTTTAAATACAACCTTACCCGTGCCGTTAGGATCAAGATCTATGTCGCCGTTAGAAGTGCTAACAATATCATTTCCGTTTACATCAAGGTTGCCACCTAGCTGGGGCGATGTATCAGAAACAATGTTTGTTCCTCCATCAGCCCCATCATTACCCGCTGGGCCCTGGATTCCTTGCGGACCCTGAGCACCCGTAGATCCCGTAGCACCTGTAGCACCTGTGGCACCTGTGGGGCCAGTTGGACCTGTAGCTCCTGTATCACCCTTATCACCCTTAATGCCCTTTTCTGTAACCGTTATAGAACTAGAGGCTGGAGCTGTAACTGTTACCGAAGTGCTACCCGATGCTGCTGTAACTGTTATCGCCATATTACCTAGAGATATCTTCGTTTACAGTAAATGAACCTCTAAGAATAGTTGTAACTACATCACCAACTTTTTGCTGAATATCGTACTCAAAAGAGCCGACTGGCAAGTTAGACATCGTGTCGGCAGATGCCGTAACATTTACGGTTCCGCTATCAGTAATGTCTTTAAACTCAAAACCGTTACTCAACTTATTTTGTTGATCTGATGTTAATCGTTTTGAATTTGACTTAGAGGAAGATAGTATGCTAGACGCAATAACTTCTCTCTCAGATACACCAGATCTAGTTCTTTGAGGGGCAGTTTTTACATCCATCAAAAACTCATAGCCAGATGTAGCTAAAGTTATAGCGGTACCGCTTGAATCCTTAAGGGTAAGGGTCAAAGAAAACGTATCGCCTCTTCTACAAGTGATGTCTAATCTTTCTGCTACATCTAAATTTACGCTACTAGCCATATCAACCTAATAATGAGTTTACAATGTCGTCCACACTGTCAGCTGCCTCTGGCAACTCACCCCGCGTGCCTTGTCTTTGAGAAATTAATTTACTCTGCTCAGCAGATTGCTTTTTAACCCTTTCGTCTTTCCTGTCTTCTTTAAGGACTTCGAGCTTTTCCTTAAACTCTTGCTCATCGGTTTTAAAGCCAAGCGTTGCCTGAGCCTTAATTAACTCAATCTCTTTTCTAAACTGATGTTTAACTTGCTCAAGCTGTCCTTCAAGTTGAGTTTTTAATTGAAGCTTCTGCGCCTCAATTTGTGCTTCCATCTGCATCTCCTGCATTTTAGCTTGAGAAGCAGCTTGCGCTGCCTGTTGTGCAGATTGGGCTTGCATCTGAGAATTTTGCAGAGCCATTTCTTGCATCTTAGCCATACGCTTTTTGCGACGAACAACTAGAAGACGCTCAGCTTGGTTTACATCTTTCATGTTTCTTATAGCAATAGCATCTTCAATGTCAAGTTCTTTTTGTTGAATAGACATCTGTATGTTTTGCTCTAGGTAAACCCTGTCCTGATCCTCCATTTCTTTTACAACCTGAACCCCAAAGTTGTACATCGGCAAGTCGCTAAATGAAGAAAGAACAGACATGTTTTCTTTTCCTATGGCGTTTTCATAGTGCCTATACAAGACGCAATCTTGAGGGAGGATCTGGATGCACTTTACGATGTCTTCACAAACCTTCTTGTAAAGAATCATAGAAGCGTTAGTAATATCATAGATTGCGTTGTTTCCAGCTGCGATCGCCTGCTGCTGAACACCCACGAGTGTATCACCTTTTGGCGTGGATGCATCCATCATCTCGTTGATACCCGTTGTGTCACGGATCATTCGGAGATAGTGGTTGTATAAACCAATCAATTCGTTGATGTTTCGGATGCTGTTACCAATCTCTCTTACAGGTGGGTTCTGGAATCCACCCTCTGGATTCTTGCTCCTGTAATAGAAGACGCCAGTCTGTTCGTAGATGTCATGCAAGTCCAGTGGCTGTAGCTCCCCGCCTTTTCCAAGCTGAACGTTTTCTAGCCCCTCGATATCAATGATCAAACCGTCAGGCTTTGCCTTGGCAATGGCTTGCTGAATCTTCAGGTGTGTCAGCTGCAACATATCAGCAAACCCAGTGCAACTGTCCACCATAGACTTAGGCATCATGTTTCTGATGTTAGTTGCCACAACAGAATATGACAGCCTACATTTTGAAAGATCATGAATATTCTTTGGGATGTTTTTCATCATCCCGTAATTAAACAAGATGTCAGAACCGCCCATGACGTAAGACCCGCTATATACGGTAGAGATCTCCATTTTGTGTGGAGTTCTATCAAACACGCTGCCCTGCTTTTCTTCGTAATCAAACCCCTTCATGAAGAAGTTGATATTGCCAAACCTGTTTTCTTTTTCTTCGAAGTGAATGCAATCAACGGATATGAACTCAAAGTCGAGAACGTCAACCATGTATTCGTCATAGCCGTATTCTTGACGCATGGCTCTTTTGTTGTATGATTTTCTGCTATAAGCGTTAGGGTCATTGCCATCTCTGTTTCTCGCAGCTTTAGCAATCTTCTCAAAAACTTCTTCCTCTAGCTCGTGTCCAGCTAATCTCTTTAGCTCCTGTATAGAAATGGTTTTGATATGACCAGCATACATCATATCATTAAAACCAGGATCTTCCGTGTAGCTATGAATAAACGAAGTAGGATCTACATACTCTGTTTTAATTCCTTCATTTGGGTCGTTGCTTCTTTTCACAACAGACATCCCTAACGCAACCAAATCGTTTACACATCTTCGGAACACATTATCATTGAATGAGTTCCAGGAAAGGGTCATGTTAGTTCCGATCTGAGCTGCGATTTCAGCATCAGTTTTTACGTTTGTCCCTAAAAGGATTTCGGCCTCCTCAAGACTGTCAGGAAGTTTATCTGGATCTTCTCCGATAACCATACCTGTATTTTCTTTTAGCTGTTGAAGTTGCTTTTTTGCTTCTACCTGTATTTCTATCCTTCTTTTTTTGTTGTTTTTTTCTGAAGAAGAAAGCGGGTCAACAGCCTCAAGATTTGGATACGGGTTTCGAGACAATATTTTATTTGCAACTACCCTAACGAACTTAGGGAGGATTGGCACTGGAGTGTAATCAAGATTAAGAAGACTACCGTCTCCATCATTGGGAGACAACGATCTTAAAAGCTTTTTGTAAATGTTTGTATCCTGCGTGCCGTTGGCGTAATCCCTGCTCCTTTCGAAAATGACATTTCTTCTGCCATACAACGAGGTTGCGCTTGTCATCTTTCCCCACTGAGACTCAATCGCTTTTGCATACTGCAACCCGTAAGAGTTGCTTTTTTTAGTCTCTGTATCAGCAAGAGGATCGGGAAAGGAGCTTTTACGCTTGTCGTTTGTGTAATTCATTTGTTGATAGCACTATAGGCGTATTTTGCAAATATAACAAATACAGGCTAGACCTTATATCTCCTGAAAAACACCTTCTCTTTGAAGTTAGATCTCTCTTTCTCTTTAGGCTTTTGGGAGGCAAGCAAAGAAAGTCCAGAACTAATCGTTAAGTCAAACTTAGTTCTCTTATCTATCTTGAATCCTATCCAGTCTTCTAACGTTCTGTTGAAATACATCTTCCCAACCTCTCCAGTTTCATGATCTATACCTACGTGTTCATGGATGTACTTTTCTATGGACTGAGCATGTGACTGAATAACATCTTGAGAGTTAGACGGTATGCCTTTTGTTTTAACATTTACATGTGAAGAACTGCTGAGCAGGTGCTTGGGTCGATCCATTAAGTAACCGTCGTAACCTCTTGATTCAAAGTATCTTACAATGCCGTACTTGTTGTTCTCTACAAGTAGCGGATAGCCATAATAAAAAGCGCACATCAGAACGTCTTCGTAAAAGATGCTGGCAAGATCTGGGCGAGAGGCGTACTCTACCACAAACATGTTTGGAGGACGGTTTAGGCTGAACTTGTTGTACATGTGTAGCGCTCCCTTCGATCCCCTGCCGTCTACTGTTGCGTCCAAATCATAAGAGTCAACGCCGCCGCACCCATACTCACTAAATGGAGCTATCTTTTTACCCCTGTCGATTTTTATGATATTTCTGTCGGAGGGGTCTGGCATCCAGCAAACCCTAAACCTACCGTTAGGTGTAGGAGAGAACACCACCTCTTTATCTTTTTCTTTCCATGTAAAGTTTCCCTTGATCACAGGATCTGGAAATAGCTCCTCGTTGTGCTCAATCTGTTGATAGATCTTTCCAATATTAAATAAACTGCCCTCGATGCTATCTCTAAATGCCTCATCCTCTGTAAACGGGAACTGCCTCGTTACCTCGTTTAGTTCTGAAGGATTGTCCTTAAACGACCTGCGTTCATTTTTTAAGTACGTCTTGCTACCGATGGTGATAAAGTCTCCGTCGATTCCCTCTACCTCTTGCTCTGGGTCTTCTATGACTGGGTTTCCGTACTGATCAAAGAATCCTTCGAGCGCATCGTAAGCTGGGATGAATATTCTGTACAGCCCCGACCTAGTTCTACCGTTACTATTTCTTTCGTTGGGATCAGAGTCATACCACAGCCCTTTGTACTCGCTTCCGCCCTTGTTCATAGGGTTCACGGTGCTTCCCACGATAGCTTTTCCAACCACCTTTCTACCAACGATTAAACACGTCCGCTCGATACGCCACGCCTCACGGATATCGGTAGGCTTCTCCCACTTGCCTGCCTCATCGAGGTACAACATGTGCAACTTCTCACCGTCGTATGCGTTGTTCGTGGTGTTCTTCCAGTTGATGACCGTATTCAGTGCGTCACCCCTGTAAGATGTCTTGTTGTTTTTCGTGATTCGCTTAGATGGCTCACGGAAGGCCAGCTCCATACGCGGGTTAGTGGTACCGTCCTGTATGGGCTTAAAGAAGAAAGGATAGCTGCGGAATATCGCAACCACCTTTTTCATGAAAATATTTTCTTGCGCGTCTTTACCAGTCTTTGACTGAATGCCCAACAACTTCTCTTTAACTTGACTAGCCTCGTCCACAAGGACAGCAGAGCATATATTAGTGTAGCCAGAACGACGACACTTAGTATAAAGCTGACCGAAACAACGGGGATCAACTTCGCAAGCAGCCATGTGAAGAAAGATTTCTCTTTGGAAAGCAAGGTATGATGGGTATCCGATATCAATTTTAGACCATTGTAGAAACATATAGTGTCTCCCTGTAATATACGTAGGGACCCCATTGTTGTAAAACCACACACCGTCGCGCCTACGCTGAAACTCTTTCTCGACGTAAGAACGAAACTTGTTTCGAAACTCGGCAGGCTTCTCGAACCACTCATCCATACTGCGAACCCTTTGCAGTTCTTCGGGCAAAGGAATGCGTTGCCACATCTGCAACTTCTTTGGTTTGTCATGGAAGAGTATCTCAGATCGCTTCGGCTTCTTTGGAAGAACAACGAATAGCCCATGGAGCTCAACATGCTCTCCCTCTGTACCGTTAGGGTCGATCTTAATCCCTTTAGTTTCATAACCTTCTATGTCTACTAGTACGGACATTTAATTTAATTGGTACACCCGACAGGACTCGAACCTGTGACCGTCTGCTTAGAAGGCAGATGCTCTATCCAGCTGAGCTACGGGTGCATATATTTATATTTAAATAACCAGCCGTATTGTCCTGATTATCAAAGTCATAGTCTTCCCAGTATATCAAACCAGTTGGGTTATTTTGAGAATCGTTCCGCGAATCCTCCTGAGTAGTCTTTTTCTTTTTCGATTGATCCATTGTCTTGTAGCTCTTTAACCATTTGTTCTAAACGCTGACGCTCTATCAGCAACTCTTTGCAGTCAATAGCTGTTTGTTTAATGGATTGCAATTCTGCTTTTCTTGCAGACCCGCCAGCTTCTGGGTCCACAGGTTTCTTCACTTCTTCAATCATATTATTGATAGCAACCTCCATGCTTGCCATCAACCTCTTAGATGCGCTAATCGTGGTGAACTTAGACATCTTCCTGGATATCGTAAACGTACACGGGTGTTTTCTCCCCCAAGTATGAACCAGCGATGTTGTATTCAAAATACTCAACAGCATCTTCGTAGCTCATATCCTGCATAAGGATGTCAACTATTTTTCTTACGCTGTAAACCGCTTTGGGCTCAAACCCGTAAAGAATTCCTATAACGGCATCGTCAAATCCATCAGCGGTTAAACACTCCTCGTCCTCCAGGAGCTGCCAGGTGTCTTCTTTGCTAAACATGTTAGAGCTCTTTGTAAAGTAAATCTTCGATACGGGTGCGGTAGTATTCCTTCCCGTCTATCTTGATGCGATAGTCGCGGTTCTCTTTGAAGCCTACTACGTCTCCGACCTTCAGCCCTACTTCTTCAATCCCAGAAGACGTAAATGCGACTCTACCTCTTGTTGGGAGCGTCTCATTGAGTTTAACGACTTCGATAAACTCCGATTCTTGAACTTCCTCTTCTTCGACAGGCTCAAGTAGGCTCCAGCCTTTGAGAGGCTCGACAACACCAGTATGCTGATCTTTAAAAGCAATAGCTTGATTATTGACAGCATGATCATGGTTGTACTTGACAATGTAGTGATTATCGACTCCAGTAAGTGGCTGGCCTTCTTTGAGCACCACGAGGTGATGGAAGTAAAGCGTGTCGCCAGGCTTGACGCCAGTTTCGTACTTGAACGGGACAGCCACGACAGGGCCTTCTGTAACTCTGTTTTCAAACTCATTGAATCTTGTGTCTATGTATAGCTCTAGTCCGCTATCGGTTGTAATTATGTCGTTTATCGCTTT